ATGTAGAAGTTCTGCCCCTGGAGAATCGGGTTGATAGACCCCTTAGAGATCTGCATCTGCCCCATGTCGTTCAAGGCACCCAGTCCAGGAAGACTGGAGATCCCATGAGGAATCTGGAACCGGATGACCTGGTTATCCAGCGGAGTGTCGGGGGTAGCCTGCTCTCCCGTCGTGCTGTCGTACACCAGTCCCGCCTTAGCGGGGCTGTTCCAGATCTGCTGTTCCCGTCCCACGATGTACGGGTGGTCGAGCGCAATGTTGAACCAGTGACGCAGGATCTCCTGCTGCGCGTTGAGGAACGGGAAGATGAACCTCAACTGGTGAGCAGCAGTAGAAGTCTGTGTGGTATCATACATGATAGACCACACATCATTCTTGGCCTGAGTAAAAGCTTCCTTCTCGATACGAGCCTGAAGTCCAGGAGTCCATTGAAGAGTCTTGGCGTCTTCAAGACCGTTGAAAGAGATGTATTTGTCGATAGACTCACGGAGGTGGGCCCGGTAGTACGCAGCGGCAGTGGGGTGGTACACAAAGGTGTCCAGGGGCATAGTACCCAAATACTTGTGCATCGCGTGCTGCCAGTGCTGAAGGGCACCCGTAATACCATCTGTCTTACCCATGCTTAGGTTCAACAGCTGTCCGTTGACATCTGGCCGGTCACTGATGGATGGAGCCAAGCGGTCCAGGTCTTTCTGGCTGACACCACGGAGATTCTTGTTGCTAATCTCCTGGCGAATCTCAGAAGGCACCGTGTAGTGGATGTGCGACGCCACACGGTGGGCGTAGTCTTGAAGGTCTCCCTTGAAGTTGCCAGGGATGTTCTCCAGATAGGCCTTACCCTGCGGAGTTTTCAACCACTTGTAGATGTCGTCTTCGTTCCAGTTCTTGCGAACGATTTGGGCACCAAGCGTGTCACCAAGGATTTGGTTGTTGATGGCGTGTCTCCACGCCTTCGGGTGACTAGCGGCCTCCAGCTCGTTCTGACTGTCGGCACGAAGAGTATCCCACGCACCAGACCCGGAAAGACCGGATTCCATGTCCGCGTTACGTTGGAAGGTCTTCCCGATCATTCGGGAAGAGGACATCTGCTGGGAGAGCCATTCACGGTTTTCTGCACCGTAGATGTCTGTGAGGGTCACACCCTTGTACTGGCGGGCACCGTCACCGAACCGGGTCTTCTGGTACTTACTGGCTTCGTACTGAGCCAACTCCAGGCTCTGCTCCAGAGAGTCCAGACGAGACTTGAGACCGTCTACATACTCCTGGCTAGGAGTACCTGCCAGACTAGGCAGTCCAGCAGCAGTAGCTTGCTCATCCATCTTTCGCTGCATGAGAGCGTTTGTGTAATCTGACTTAGCCGCATCGCGTGCAGACGTGACCAAACCAGCTCGGTCGTTGAGAGACTTGATCGTGTCAGGTGCAAACAGGCGATTCTTCAACAGTCGGTTGATAAGGTCTGAGCCGGACACACCGAGGTTGTGGAGAACCACACTCTGCGCTTCCTGTGCCAGCCCGAGGACACGGGCGGCACCGAGAGTGGACACGGCGCGGAGACCCATGTCCGTCATCACCCGAGGGGTGAAGCCGAACCGGAGAAGAACACCGTTCTTCCAGATGCTGTTGAACAGATCAGCCGAATTGGAGACCACATCTGCGGAGGTGCCGAAGGCACTCTTCAGAGTTTGGAACTTGCCCATGTTACGGCTCGCCCAGGAGTCGAGCTTGTCGAGATCCAGCAGAGGAGTGCCCTGCCTCTTCATCGTCTCCAGAATGGGGACATGAATCGGGACACCATCCTCATCGTCCAGTGAGTGCACCAAGACATCCGCCGGAGTTCCTGCCGCAGTCTTTGCAGCAGAGAAGGCCTGAGACATCGGCCTACTGGCCCTCTGGGAGGTGAAGTCCATCCGGTTCTTACGCATCTGGTACGTACCATCAAGGATGGCGTCGGCGTCCTCTTCTGATGCGCCTCGTGCCATCAGAGTTAGCTTGCCTGCTGCGTGTTCAGCAGAAGCTACGACCTGCTGTCGCTTACCCACATCACTACCAGCCTCATAGAACTGGTTGATGAAGCTCTGTCGGGTAGCAGAGTCCATACCCCTGGCTCGGGCCAGGAAGGTCTCCAGGGTGTTACCAGCACGAGGACTGGTGTAGTCAATCCACCCATCGGGCCAAGCATCCCCGAAAGCCCGGAGAACCTTCAAGGGGGTCTGGTACAGGCCCTTGTACAGAACCTGGGTGACCCACTGACCCGGGAGAGTGTCGGCTCCCGGAATGTGAGGAGCAATCTTACTAATATCACCAAACTTATCCGCACCCTGGAAGGCTGACTTTATGTTTGCGATCGGAACATCAAATCGCCCAGGCTGCCACGTGATGTGGCCCTTCATATTGAGGATGTCCTGGGCCAAGCGGTTCTGGGTGCCTGGAAGATTAATCTTCTTCTGGAGATCATCTGCCGCGCCATGAAGCGCGTCAGAAAGAGTATTCCAACCCTGGGGACCTCCAGCCATCCCTTCTACATGAGAAAGCTTGATCAGAGGATTGATCTTCTGCTGGGCGTTGGCAATGGATTCCATGATGCCACCGGCTTGATCTGACAGAGAACCCCACCCGGTCTTAGCCCGGGTGCGCAGAACGTCTTCTGCTGTCGCATAATCAAGCGGAGTCTTAGCCGCCTGGTTGGCCTCTTCAACTGCATCCTGGAGCGCCTGACGGGATATCGCATCTTGCCCGTCAGAAGTCATGTACCGATAAGCAGCTTCGCGGAGACCACGGTCAACCGTCTGGTTGAAGATGCTGGCCAGAAGATCTGGGTTAGCAGACTTGGAGATAAACGGCAGTCGCTTAGACTGGTAAGCCGTCATCTTATCCGTAGCGTCAAGCATCTTCTGGGTGGCGCTACGAGACAGTGCCTTAGCAGCATCAGAGGCGGTCTGGATACCAGCGGTGCTGTGGGCAGCCGCACGAATACCACTCAGTCCGTGGCCTACGAGGACAGATGGGTCAGAGTACCAACCCAGTCCCGCATCGTAAGAACCAGAACCAAGCTTATCCAACATCGACCCGTGGTGGAAGTACGTATCGACAGAATTGGGATCCGAGAAAACACCTTGCAGGTACTGATCTTCCTGACGCGCGTTTCGGGTGTCCCCGTCAAAATTGAAGACCGCATCCACGTTACCCATGAGCGACTGGCCGGGGGACACGTAAGAAGACTCATCCCAGGACTTAGACCAGGTGCTCCCCTTGAACATGTCACCCCAGCTGTTCATGTTGATACCAACAAGACCAAGGGTAGATGTCGGTCGAGAAACTGCCTATGTGTAGGCGTCCCTATCCCACTGCGCTAGATTGGTCAGCGCGCGCCCCGTGTCGTGCACCGCCGTACCGAGACCAGGAACCTTCTCCGCAGCCCCGATAACGGGGCGACCCACGTCACGGTTGAGGAAGCTACCGACATCGCCCCCGTAATGTGCGACGTCGTGGATGGCTCCACTAAGGAAGGTGCCGAGACCCATGTACCTACCATCCTATTCGTTGGGTAGGGAGTTCAGAGCCTGTACCGGAGGTACCCCTGTTTTTCCCTTAGCATATGATACGGGCGCCGTGCCCACATCATAGGCAAGACCCAGTATACCTTCGTTCACCAAGTTGGCGTCTGACACAGGAGTTGAACCCTTCGGAACTTCCTGCGAGTTAGACTGTGCCACAATGGCCCCGGAGAAGGCAGTAAGGGCCTTCCCAATATCATTGGCCAGCCCCACCCTGTCCTCCAAAGATTGTCGGGTTGGGAACATTCGCGGGGAGCTGCCCCTGGCTTTGGCCAGCGGGCAACCCACCCGACTGGAGATACCGTACGAACTGCTGGCTACCTGGGTGCGCCCCCGGGAGATTGGCCAGGAATTGGAGCATCGGCAGGGCAGGGCGCAGAGCTGCAAAATCCTGCTGATTAACAGACGGAGACAGGTTCAGGGCTTCAGTGCCCGGACCGGCTCCGGATGCCGCTCCTGCGGTAACAGGTTCTCCAGGGCGCTGTGTGGGCTCGGATAGAGGCACGACAGCATTCCCACCGCCAGCCTGTGAGGCCTGGCGAAAGGCGCTCGGCGGAGGCCCACCAGAAGGGGAGATTCCTCCAGCCATGGGAGCGCCTTGCTGAATCTGCCGGAAGGCAGACTGTTCGCCATACTTAGCGTTGGCGAGCTGTTGGATGGCCTGAGGGCCACCATCAGTACGGGCGCTCATGGCGCCTGGACCAGAGACCGGAGCTGGGTTGTTCGGGGCCTGGTAACCACCACGACCGCTCGAACTTGCCCCCACTGGTCCTTGTGCTTCGGTAGGCAGAGCCATTAGTCCAGGCCCTCAACTTCCGAGATCAGCTGCTCCATTTCATACGCAGCATCTTCATGGAAGTTGTGCCGCGACTGCTCGTACTCGCTCTGTCGTAGAAGGATGCCCGCAACATCTACGAAAGCGTCGGAAACAGCTCCCGTGACTCGGGCCATCATCTGAAGACCCACCGCTGCGAAATCCCACTTCCTGAACTGCCGGGGAGTGATGGTCAACATAACCACATCATTCTCAAGTTCGTCGTCCATCACTATCTCCTTGTCAGTAAGTAGGGCCGGAAGCCTGAGACTTCTCGGTGCTGTTGCCCTCCGAGTTCGGAACGCCCGGGGCGGCACTGCCGCCGATCGGCGGAGTACGATAGCCACGGATACGGAGATCCGGAACCTCATCCGGCGCCTCAACGAACCCGGTGACGGGAGCCTCGGAGCCCATCGGCTGCTGCACGAATCGAGGACCCATACTGCCTGTGTTCGGCTGCTCAGGCGGATTCGCCTGAGAAAAATCGACCTGCTGAATGAAGCTACTCATTTTCAAACCTCTCTAGATAGTTGACCGCAGACTTAAGGCGATCGATGTTGTCTCGGAACTGACCAAGACCGCGATTGCATGGTTGGCACAAAACACCCCTCACGCACTTACCGCACGACCGACCTTTCTGTGGGCAACAAGAGTGATCATGGTCGATAGTCCACCCACCACCAGGGCCGGTACCGGGCTCCCACGTATGACAGATAGCACAGCCATCTTGTTCACGTAGCAGCCTCTCCTCATCCGCAAGAGTGATATTGAACTTATGTTTCAGCCCAATATCACGAGTAGATCGAGGATCACGGCGCGACTTCTCGTAGGCCGCGTCACAGACTCGGCACTGAGCCCTTGGACGAGGTGGCCCAGTTTTATTGTACTTCGGTTTGAAGTTATCAGAAACAACTCCACACTTGGTACAGGCTTTCATTTAGTAGTCTTCGGCTGCTTGTTCGGGTCCTTCTGGCAGCAAACGGTAAGGATCTTACCATCGAAGTTGCCGAGGGTTCGGTTGTCCGCACCACAGTACGGACACTTGTTTCGGTCCGGGTCGTGCCCGCACTTCACACACTGAGCCATCATGGTCCTATCGGTTGCTGAGATCTGACGTTGGCCTGCATGTTAGGTTGGCCCCCACCGGTAAGACCGGCGAGCATCTGCATCAGATCCTGGCCACCTGCGCCTCCCGGCTGTCCCTGAGGGGCACCAGGCGGTCCAGGGGGGCCGCCCTGAGGCGGCTGACTGGGCCCACCGGGCGGAACGCCCTGGGACTGCTGTTGGGCTTGCTGAGCCTGTTGTGCGGCCTGCTGTTGCTGGAACGAGGAAAGTACCGCGTCCGTCAGGGACTTCCCCTTCTGTCGGGCATCAATTATCTTAGCCACGCCCTGAAGCAGCTGGGTCGGATCCTGTCCCTGTTCCACCATGACACCCATAGAGGTGAGCATGGAGAAGATGCCCTGTTTCAGAGCGTCCTCCAGTTTTTCGACGTCTACCCGCTGTAGCGTTTGGAGAGTATCTAGGTCGAAAGGCATTTGCTGGAGAACGAAGTCGCGATCCACGAGATTCGCGGACATCATCTGGAGCAGGAATACGAGAGCGCGGTTTGGGTCCATTCCTGCGGCAAAGCCGTAGGTGACCTCCACCTCGTGGATCCCGGCGATATCCTTTGAGGGGACATACGTCTCCTCGTACAGCGAGCCATTCACCATGACCCGCAGTTCCTTCTTGGTGTTCTTCCACAGAAGCTCGTCCATGCGGAAGCACAGACAGATAGCCTTCTTCAGGGCGAAACCAAGAAGAGTCTGGTACGTCATCGTCTGAGAGTCGAATCCGCCCTCAAGGGCATCTACTCCCTGGCCGGTGACGATAGAACCAGGAGAAGCACCCGCCCGCGTTCCCGGGTACCGGGACCCAAGCATCAGGTCATTCTCGTAGTTCTGCATCATCGCCTCAACCTGAGGCGGGTACTCCATGCCAACCCTGCGCACGCCCTGGGGCGTGTCCGTCTGGATAACCGCATCAGGGCCGAAGGACAGCTTACGCACGTCCTTGGGGATTGCCAAGGGCGCCTGGATCGCCTTCTCGACGGCCTCCATGTTGAACAGGGCCATACGAGCCTTGGCGAGCTGAATCCACAGAACATCGTCCATGGCACCACGAGTCTGCTCATCGTACGTCGCCCTGTGGGCGACTACCACCGGACACTTACCCAAAGGGTTGGTGGCTTGGTGGATGACGAGATTAGACCGCTCAGGAATGTAGACGAGCATCTGATCGGCGTCTACATACCGGACTAGAGAGAGGATCTGCTCCGCATTGCGGATGTGATCCCTCGGGTCGTTAGACCCGAAGATCTGGTTCATGAACTGCGGATACCGGGCTGCCAGCACTTGGGCTGGCTCCTGGTGAACCTTGGCGTACGAAACGCAGTGTCCCATGATGTCGAACTCGGGATACGCATTCATGGGGTTCTCCGGGCGAAGCCTCGGAGTCTCATGCTTGAAGTCCGGCTCTACGATGATCGGCACGAACCCATAGGTGACGAGCCAGTCAGCTGCCTCTACTAGCTTGATACGGAGGTTAGAGACATCCGCGTAGCGGTGAGCAATCTTCGTGCGCTTGACACTGAACTTCTTCTGGAGGTTCGAGACGTTCACAGCAGCGGTACATGTGAGGGTCGGCATCTTGCCGATCTGCTCGGCAAGGTCCCGAGCCACCACGTCAATGTGGTTGGCGATGATAGGCTGAGGCCAATAGTCCGGTTACGGGAAGAATCCCGGCAGAATCGTTCGCACGTCACCGTTACGTACCTGCTGTACATTACGCATTCGGTTGTCACGGTCGTGGTTGATCCGCCTCAAAGACTCTACCTTGTGGGCAATGTCATCAGGACTCAACACTTAGCATCACCTCCCTGCTCACTCCGGCGCGAACACTTGTCATAGTGAGGCAAGGTACTCCTCCACCCCTGTAACAAGATCGTCTATGTGTAGGTCGTTGTGAGTCTGCATCAGGAGATCCGCAGCCTCCCAGTCTATGGTGATCTGCCTGCCGAGGAACGGCATCTGAGTCCACCCACGGGGAACTTCAAACCTCTCGCCACAGACAGCGCACTCCAGCTTGGGGAAGTCGGGGTATGCATCTTCCTGGTTTACCATCCTGGATCCGCCTTCTGGTAGTGGGCCGGGGTCGGCTGGTTGCCGTACACCGACCACTCCGGCTCAATGGAGCCCAGAGACGGCACGAGGTGCCGTGCTGCCCAGTCGTCGATGTCGATCGTGAACATGTGCTCCTCTTGCAGAGGAGAGCGGTACTTGTCGAGACCCCAGTGAGTGATAGGGCTGTTCTCATTCATCAGCTCCCGGCAGCGGATCTCGGCGAACCAGAGAGCCATCACGATGTCGGTCTTGCCCTTGGTCTCGGGATGCCAGGTGATCAGCTGCTCTCGTAGCGCCTGAACTCCAGCATGGTTGCGAGAGGAAGGGAGATCGATGAGATTCCGGCCCTCTTCGAATCCATCAAAAAGCGCTGCCATGCTAGCAACGCCGAAATCTGCGTCCCACTTATTACCATGTGTGAAGTGCGGTTGTACGACAACACCGCGACTCCGAAGAAAGTCCAAGAGCCCTTCGTCTTGTGTGAGCCACGCTTGGACATTGTTCTTCTCGATTCGCCACTCTTGGACGCTGTACTGGAGCGTCCAGTCTTTGATGGTGGAGATGATCTGGTTGTAGTTCAGTGACGACTGGTTGAAGACGTCGAGGAGGAATCTCTTACCTGTTTGCCGGTCCAGTCCCAGAACCACACTAGCAGTGTTGCCAGCGGCGGCAGGGTCAAGACCAGCCACCACCGTGAGCCCGTGCATGCCCGCAGGCCTAAGGGGACTAGCCACCAGAGGGCCAGGACGGCGAGTAGACGTGCAACCGTTAACAGACGCAGGCGTGAAGATGGCATCTCCGGCTACCTGCTCCTGCTGGTAGACCATAGACCAGTTCCGAGGAGACATGCCACTGCGCTTACGTGACAGCTGAGGTCCAGCCCACTTGGGGAATAGTCCATCTCTGTCAGGTTCCATGTCCTCAAAACTCTTACCCCGAGGACGTTGATTGCTTCGGGGCCAGAGAGTAATCCAGGTGGTAGGATCCGCATCGGGCATCTCCAATACAGCCGGTTGGCTCAGATAGGTCCAAGGGACTTCTTCCCCATCGTAATACTGAGGCTTGACAAGTTCTCCATAGAGATCCTGTGTAGCCAGACGGGTCCCCACGACCAGGATTTTTCCATCGTCCGCGTCGATGCGGGACTGGAGGATATTCTGGATCCAGTCGATCTGGTTCTCGAAGTCATGAGCGTTTGATGCGTCGACAACATCGTCAAGGATGATGAGGTCCGCACGAGCACCGTAAATTTTCTTTCCGATACCAAGAGCCTGAACTGTGGGGTCCTTCTCACCAGTAACCTCCTCGTCCTGAGCCTGGTTGACGTAAATCATGTCGTTACGCCAAATGGCGTTACCACCATCGAAGCCCTCCACCGGGGCGAAGTCCTTCTTCAGCTCGCTGAAGGCTCGCGTGGAGTCCAACCGCATCTTGATGGCGTAGAGGAACTTGTTGGCGTTGGTGGCATTGGAGGATATGATGAGAATCTTGATATCTGGGTTCTGCACGATCCGCCACACCACGTAGTTCGTCGTGATGGTGGTGGACTTGGCATGTCCCGGCGGGGTGTTGATGATGAGGTGCTGAGAGGAGTTACCCTTCTCGTACCGCTGAGTGTGGTGGAGCCCCAAGGGCTCCTTGCCCTCCAGCAGATCGATCCACTGCTGCTGGTGAGGGAAGACCTTGGCGCCAAGATACTTGGCGCTGAACTCCTCGAATCGAGGAACCGCCTTGCGGTTCCGGGCGATCTCACCTGTATCCCGGAACTGGCGGATGTGATCCATCCGCTCCTTGAACTCGGGGTCAGTCTTACGGTAGTACTCATACGTCTTCGGCGACATACCGATGTCATCGCAGATGTCCTTGATGGTTCGCCCCTTGGCGAACAGCTCCAAGATCTTAGCCTTCTTGGCTGGAGCGGGTAGCACCCGCTCGTTGGTCTTCTCCCAAGAAGCTTTTGGCGTATAAGCCATATTGTCATTCTCCATTTCACTCGGTCGTCGGCTACGCCGACTATTCCGGCGAAAGGAAATAGATATCCTTAACCTAAGCTCGTTCGTTTCGTGTCGTGAGACTAGGCCGCTTGGGGCGGCCTCACTGCACTTTCTCGCTTAGGTTCTTAGTAGGCAGCCACCCTAGGGGCTGCCCTGTTTCTATTTACCAGCCGCTTGAAGCGGCTGGGAGACTGACTGGGCGGGAGCGGTCGCTTGGAGCTCCCGCTCCCTTACTAGATAGTGTATACTATAGTATAGCCTTCGAGCAAGGTCGTTTGCAAGGACTTCTCCACGATCGTTACACTATCGTGACCATACCTTGCTCGTACGGTTACTAGTACTACTGTCCGTGTACTACCTGCTCCACAGAGCGTGACGAAGTTTATCCGCGAGTTTTAGAGGGTTATACGCACTTCCCTCGCGCGTGAATTTAAAATCCTGGGGTCGAACGTAACAGTCGCTGCCCTTTTGCGCTCCTTACTAGTGAGTCTGCCTCACATATGCGTAAGAATTGAAGTGAATACAAGACACAACTAGGCGGCGGCGTTGTATGTGTAATAGATAGCAATGTCATTGCAGGTCACACGCACTATCAAGCACGTGCACACAGCACGTGGAATGAGACAGTATGTACGTGCTCTGACGGGCCGCACGTACGAGGTTGACTGTCGGCTTGACAGCCGTGATAGGCTGGGCACAGCCCAACCACCACACGATAGGGAGCACACCATGGAGATCACCAAGCTCGCCAAGTACGCCAGCAAGCGCACCCAGCGTCACGCGCTGGTGCTGGACGTCACCGCCACCACGGTGACCTACCTGATCTGGTCGCCCGCCGACCAGTGGTCAGAAGCTGCCTACACCACCACGCCGTGCAAGGCCTCACACGCTGTGTTCCACGCTGTGTGGGAGGAATGGGCCTAGCAGCCCCTCACAGCCTCACTGAGCCCCGGTTGCGGCCGGGGCTTTGTCATGCCCTGCCCCATGCCCTGGCAGGCCGTCAGCCTGCCTCCTATGCCCTTGCGCAGGCCTACGCGTGTGCACGCGCGAGGCTGCCAGTGGTCACCCCACCTCTGTACACAGCTTGGAGTGTCGGAAAAACATGGCCTGTGACCAGGCCTGACGCAACTCGCCAAGAAAAGTGTAGTGATCCATTTGACGGCTGCGAGCGAAGCGAGGATAGTTCTCAGTGTCAGGCCGCAACACCGCAGCACCGGAACCGCCCAGCACGCTGGGTAGGCCGGGAATCCCGTAAGGGTGTCAGCCGGTGGTGCCGTTCCGACCATAGGCAACAGGCGGAGATTCCCTGTTGTGAGCGGAGCAGAGGGTGTTGCTCGTCCGGCTCAGTGCTGGATCAAGAGTGATCTACGGATCAAGAGCCCAGGTGCCGCACAATATCAACAGAATGCGCCACACGCAGTGTGGCAGCCTCGCAGAAAGCGAGGGTTTGCCAGCGCGGGCAGGGAGCCGGTTGCGACCGGCTTATGCACTACTGTCGCACAGGATGAGCTCAGACGTAGCACGCTCACGGATGTGAGCAGCGAAAAGGGGAGAGATAATATCAGCCGTCCCCCTCGAATCGAAGCGACCAGGGTTCGAATCCTTGGGCTGGCGCTGGGCACGCCATGTGGCGTGTGGAAAGGGAACAATGGCTGACCTTGTCATTGACATCACTGAGCCTGGCTATGGCATCGGCTACGTGAATTCAGACGTAGCCGAATACCTTGATTGGTCGATCTACGTCAACAAAGACGGCGCAACATGGGTCGTCTGGACAGACGACCACGGCCACGCGGCCGGTTCTACCCTGGACATCGCCATCAAGCGGTGGGCCAAGCAAGCCGGTATCATGCACGGCACTGCTGACGTCGACTACGAGTACAGGGGCAAGAGGTACACACTCACCTGGTGAGTGTGAGCACTCCACAGAGATTACCTATGGAACGACTACGCGTAGTCGTTCTGTACGACACACAGAATGTGTGTCGATCAAGTGGAGTGCGCTAGGCGCACGAAGGTGCGCCAGGAAAGGGAATAATGGATATCTCGATCAACATTCACACGGATGCTGGTACTACCATTTCCCGAGAGCTGCCCACAGGTAGCACTCCGGGAGGGTGGGTCGTGATCCAGGGCGAGGGCTATCCGAATGTGACGCTGTTTGCGCCGCATGAGGATCCTGCCGCATTCTGGCAGTACCTGTCCAACGTGGCCGCGGACATGGCCACATACGTCGAGATCTACAACGAGCGCGGATAGCGTTCAGTCCCATGGGTGAACATGGCCAGCACTCAAAGTGCACATGGGGCACTAGGCACGTGAACACGGGCCGAGAAAGGGAATCATGGAGAGTGAAGACACTAAGTTCGTGAATGTCTACGAACTGAGTCAGGCGTACGGTGGGCCTGAGGAGGGCGGTTGGTGGGTGAACTGTGGTTCCCTCATCACCTCCCGTCAAGTGCCCGCTGGTGACGCTGAGCGGGTGCAAGCTGAGCTTTCGGAGGAATACCCCTCCGCACAGAAACAGCGGGTGGACCGACTCCTTGACGGCTATGAGGAGGGTGTGCGCTACGCACCCATCTACCGGTACACCGACGTGAATTATTACGGAGGTGACTACCGGGTGTACATCGAAGATGTGCCCGGCGCGGACTTCCCGGAAGTGTTCCCGCGCTACGAATAGAGTTTGGTGGCAGAGGGTGAGGCTGGCGATGCCAGCCAATCCCTGTACAACCAAGCTGAAAGGACGTTCAATGAACATCGCAGACTATGTGACCCGCGCGAACCTGGCAGCGTTGGAAGCGCTGTTGTGGTCTGAAACGGATGACAATGGCGAGCCGTTCAACGCGAGGTTCAGCCCGTACGACATCACGATCTCCCCTTCGCTGTTGGATCTCTTCTATCAGACACGTGATTTCGTGGTAGCCAATCAGGCTGATCTCGCAGAGATCTCCCCCGAATTGGCTGGGCACGATTTCGTGCTCACCCGCAACCGTCACGGTGCCGGTTTCTGGGATCGTGGCTACGGTGATAAGGGTGACAGGCTCACCAAGGCTGCCCATGTGTATGGGGACGCTAGCCTATACGAAGGTGACAACGGCAAGCTGTACCTCACTGCCTGATAGCTGATGGTGCGGGCCACTATGTGGCCCAATCCATGAACCATCAGACAGAAAGGATGTGCAATGAACGGCATTCCCGATTCCGCCATGCGGGATTTGGTGGAGGTTCAGGTGTCCATTGAAGCCGCTTACGGGGAGTACATTCCTGTAGCCGAGTTCGAGTACATCGACGGCGAGTGGACTCTCGACGGTATGGAGCCGTTCGAGTGGGCTCACGCCGTGTTTGGCGATTTGGAGGACTGATCTCGCGAGGAGTATGGGGCAGGGGCTCTGTCCCTGCTCTGTATCCCCTGCGTTGAGCAGAGGGTAACCGAAGGGTTTTATTATGAAGCACGATGGTCGGACCACCGACTACTACGGCTAACTAGGTGTTTAAGGCTTGATGGTGAGGCCTACGATGTAGGCCAATCCACCTCGGCTTAACCGTCTGAGGTACTGAAAGGGTGCGTTATGAAAACGCGCACTGTGTACAGGTATGAGAACGTGTTCGGCAGGGGCCCCTATCGGGGTGCCACCTGGTATGACGCCAGCGCATGGGATTGCATGTGCGACAGTCATGCAAACATGCAACATCCCACCTGGGCCCTCGACTTTGACATCGACCAGTTCGAGGGTTTCAACCGCCGAGACTACCTGGCAGCGTGTGACTCTCGCGAGTCACTCAACGCTTGGTTCGACGGCTGGCACGACGTGCTGAGGGCCAACGGATTCAAGGTGGTTGAGTACACAGTGCCCGCTGAAAACGTGGCGGACAGCATATCAGGTACGCAAGTGGCGTTCCGTAAGGTGTAGCATCCGATTGCGGAGTGAGCGGGGAACTGATACACTGCGATCAGTTCCACCGCCCAAACCGACAAACGGTTTGGTACTTAGGGAGTAAACATGTTCAGTCCGAAGGACATCACTGACATTCTCCTCGACCACTCGGACGAGGGGTACAGTGTGAACGCGGAGAACGAGGTTCCCAAGTCTGGTTACATGGTCGGCGGGTACGTGCCGAGTCTCGTTCTTGCGGGGCCGTATGAGTACCGGGTGTACCACACCACGGATGCGTGGCTCACCCGTAACTGGCACTTCTTCAGCGAGGGACTGGGAGAGTACTTCGCAGGGGTGTGGACCGACCAGGAAACGGGTAAGATCTACATCGACATCTCTCGAAACATTGAGAGTCTGGACGAGGCTATCGCCGTTGGTCTCAACTTCAATGAGATCGCGATTTGGGACGTGGAGAACAACCGCGAGATTCGCCTTCAGGACAACTGATCACAGAGTGAGCACGGCCCAGGTCTTGCACCTGGGCTGTGTCCAAACTGGCGAACAGTTTGGTACCAAGGGAGCTTTACCATGGAACAGCTTATGCTGACGGAAGCCCTTCCGGCAGGGTACCTTCCCTGCTCCAACCCGGATCTTGTCCGGGGGTATATCGCCATTGACGAACTGTTGCGGGGCAACAGTGGTGACTTTGGCAAATGCTGGGAGTGCGGCTATGCGCTCTGTGAGCACGCGCTTGACGACAAGCGACAGGACGACTCCTATCAGGAATTGGTCGGTCACTTCCGCAAGGGAGGTTTGATCAATCAGCCGGTCGCGTATGACGTGAGGGTCAAGCAACTCTGCAACGGCCATCACCGTCTCGCCGCCGCGTATGACGCGGGGTACACCCACATTCCCTATTGCCACGATGGCGGTAGCAGTCGTGAGGGATGGTGGGACTCCGATTGGAACGAGCACTTCACTGATGTTGGTTTCACCCTGATCACGGAATGATGATTGGCCAGGGACGTGTGCCCTGGCCTTTCACCAAGCTGAGGATCAGTTTGGCTGAGTCTCGAAGATTTCGAGACTCTGCACGATGCGGAATTGCATTCCGCTTCGCGAGAAAGAGGTAAGATCATGTTGGGACGTTCCTACACGTACAACCCGAATGCTGACGCCGCTGACAAGTGGCTCGGTCAGAAGGTGTCTTTCAACGGCTCTGAGAAGGTCGCTACGGTCACCGCAGCCTGCTGGCAGGGTCCTGGCAAGGCGACTCAGCTCCGGGTCACTGTGCACGGCTCTGAGGTCTCGGAGCTGACTGACTCGGAGCACGTAGTGATTGTCCGCCATGTGTAAGCCGGTCACAGAGACGCGATGGCGCAAGGTCACAGTCCTTCACCGTAGCGATGCGATGCGATCGTGGGAGGACATCGCGTGGATTGAAGACATCCACATTTTCGCGCCCGTAGGTGCACGCTTTGAGCACGATATGGACGCGTACTACGTTACCGACGTTACCGTGGACGTAGACACTCGGAGTGAGATCATCAAGGTGATCCTGACTGTTCGGCCTGTCTAAATGAGGGGGTTGGCCCTGGCGATGCCAGGGCTTTCCTCTCCACTTAGAAGGGATCAGATGATGGAACTGGAATACCGTGAGACCATCAACGACAGCGAGTGCAGTTGGGGCCCGTGGAAGCTTCTCCCGATCGAGAGGGGGATAACCCTCTGGGCGACTCACGAGGATTACGAGGTGCAAATCCGAGTCAAGCCGGAATTCGTTCCGGGTTGGTGGGTGTATGTAGGTGACGATGCTAGCGACCACGAAAGCGCTAGCTGGTTTGACCACGAATTCCCCGCATGGAACAATGGAACATGGCAGCGGGTGAATGTAGTCATCACACCGGCTGAGTGAAGTGTATGCCACCCTCTATACGAGGGTGGTGTATTCTCTACTCAGAGAAAGGGTGAGAGATGAAAGAACCGGATTGGGAAGTTCTGTGGCACCGTGCGGATGTGGACTTTATTGCCACACTGGCGGAGTACTGTGGGGTGGATCCGTACCACCCCAAGATCAGTACTCTGTGGAGTATCGCTTGGGATCGTGGCCACTCCGGAGGACTTTCCGACGTGGTGTACTACTTCGAGGAGATGGCGGAGTTGATCAAATGATCAATCCCACTTCGTTCTACCTCGGTCAAGAGGTCATCTGGCACGACGAGCACGGCAACAGCATCGGTCCGGGCACTGTGCTTGACGTCCGGCCGACACCTGGTAGCATCATGCTGTCGGTGCTGGAGCACAGCACACAGCTTTACCAGCGAGTGAGTGTGTCTCACGACGGCGTGGAGCGCGTCCAGTTCTCTGATGAGCAGGTGGAGGCACTGCCTCGCATCGTCTTGGATGAGATCAGGTGTGCGCTGGAGTATGGTAACGAGTGCGCGGTGGATCAGTGCGGTGAGTCTCGTATCTTTAGTGACTCTCTGTGTCTGGGTCACGCCCTAGGCCAGGACGAAGGCAACTGGCCGGATTTTCACGATGAGGCACCTGATTGGGTGGACGATGGTCTGCCGGATTGGATGATCTGATGAACGATGTCACTCGTGTTCTGTATCTGTGGCTCAGCAACGATGAGCCCACTTACCAAGATATTCAGTACGGGGTGGAGTCACCGGAAGATCTCTTTTCGTTTGTTGAGCTGAACATGCGGCCGGAAAACGACTTCTGGGCGGGTATCGGCCGGGACCTGCTGAACCTGGCCGACTGGACACAGTTGTACGAAGAACTCAAGGACGAAGGGCCGGAAGACCCGCCCGGATATTGGGGTTGGGACGAGGCCGCGATGTGCGATAGGTTCTATCCGGCTGAGTGAGGAACCTGGGGCAGGACTAACCGCCTGCCCCTCATTCTCCACTTAGACAGAGAGGATGAGTAATGCAGATCACCAAGGTTTCTCAGGCCACGGGTGTTGAGCACACTCGGGAAATCCAGGTCAACCCGGATGACTATTACTACTGGGAGGCTCACCGGGCCACAATGGCGGGGGGTTTCGTTCAGGACGCGTTCCCTCACCTCTCCGCCGATGACCGGGAATTCCTCATCTCCGGTGTCACTCCGGAGGAGTGGGACGAGCTTTACCCGGATATCGAGGAGGACGAGGAGAGCAACTACACCGATTACCCGGGCGAGAATGAGTCAGGGTGGGACTGGAACGAGGTGCCGTTCTGATGGATGACGCCACGCGCGAAGCGGTCGAATTTTTGGAGTGGTTGGCGCGCCCCTCGCATGGGCTGCTAGCACACGAGCAAGACGCTATTCACACAGTGCTGGCGGCGCTGGATAGCGCAGCCGAATGGGCCGCATACTGGCGAGAGATGGCCGACTCGTACAAAGGTCAGATAGGTTAAACACAAAGAAGGCCCCCCGCCATTGGCGGGGGGCCTTTCTTGTTTCTAGCGGGTTGCCCAGTAAGGCAAGTGGTCTAGCACACCCTCGGCATCTTTCTCGGGGGCAACCATCATCAACAGCCGACGAACCAACACCCGTGCGTCGTACAACTCCTCGGCGAGATCCCATGCCGACCACTCGTAGAAGCGGTCCACCGCGTCAGCGCGGTCAGCTATCGTGCCGTCGTACTTGATAACCTCGTTCATGCCTCTCACAGCCTCTCTAAGGGCCTAGTAGTCCTGTCCGGTGTCCCTGTCCAGCCCGAGCTGTCGTCGGGCCTCCTGCTCGCTCTGAGCGTACCTAGAGCCTACCCGCTGGAGAGTCTTCCGGAGCATCAGCTCACCGTGCTCATACGCCTCCCAGTCCACCATCTTGCGCGGGTGGCTGGAGATCCACACCCATAGCTCTTGGGCGATGTCGGCAGGGTCAGCGAGGGGGTATTTCCTGGCCGTGTTCACGGCCACCTGTTCAACGATGGTCACGAGATACATCAGTAGCACTTCTCTCGGTAGTAAAACCGGCCGTTCTGTGCCACCAGTAGTTCAGGCATAGTACGGTCCAGTGTGCGATTCCACGTCAGCACCCCCACCCCGTGGCCCCACTCAGGAGACTTTGACGTAATGTATTCCGCTGCACTGAAGCGCATGGAACAGCCGACATTCATGTAGAAGTTCGTCTGCATATTGAAGTTGTAGCCGACCGCCGCTGAAGTGAGCAGAGGTCGGTGGGTGTGCCCGGCAACAACAGACTTCCCAGTCTTCGCCACCACACTCGTACCTTTCATATACTGGTTGGCACTCGTAAGACCCCATTGGTGACCATGCCCTGCAATAACGTCGGGAAAGACTTCGAAGATTTCCCGACGGTATGAGATCTCCAGCTCGTCCAAACCGAACAGGTTCTCGATCGAGAGAGCACGGAGCTTCCGGAACGCCGGGAGGCGGGTTGTGATGGACTGGGAGAACCGGGCGAGGTGGTTGCTGTAGGCCATGTCGTGCGTGGCATTGGGGGTGACCTCACGGACCCGCTTGAGCCAGCCGTGAGTCACGTCGATCTGCTGCTGTAGGTTGCCCTCGGCCTCTTCTGGCCCGCCCTGTACCCACCTACCGATGGTAGTAGCGTCGCTCTCATCACCGATCCAGACGACCTTATCGGGATCGAGATCCCGGGCGAGCGTAAGCACTCGCCCGAGGAAATCGTCGTCCTGTAGATCGCACTGCATATCGGAGATGACAAGCGCAGTTCGAGTGCGCTTACTCACTAGGCCACTCCAAATCGTCGTCGCCTTCGGGACAGTGGCAAATACAATCGCACTTGCGCCGGTAGATTATCTCACCATCTGAATCCCATACCATGTTTTCGTCTTCACAACAAGTGTCAGGCACCCCAGTTCACGCCGGGCAGGTCATTCCGATCAGTGTCCACAATGGGAATGTCGTCGAACGCCATGCCGATACCCTTGGCGAGAGCAGCGCCACCGTTCCGAAGGCGCATCTCCTCCTCACGGGCAGCCCTGTCGGCTGCCTCGGCACCGTAGTTCTCAGCTCCCGGCAGAGCGGGCTGGACGAACACAGGGCCTATCGGCAGGCCGTGAATCGGATACTGGGGGACAGTCGGCGCAATCGCCGGGTGAACCGTGTCCACCACATCCGTCAGTACTTCCGTGTCCACATCGTTTCCGTTCACCTGCCAGGACACCACCTTTGAGCCGTTGTCGTAGATGAATGTGTATTGGTCCGCGTGACCACGGACCTTTGAAAGCTTGAGGGTCATTTCCCGATCTTCTCTCTCAGCCACTCCGGGCCGTTCTTGACGAGCATGGAATTCACATCTTCACCTGGCGGCATGTGAATCGGCCGAGCTTTGATTTCCCTAGCCAAAAAGTTACCAAAGTCCTTGCCCGGCTCGTCTCCATCACAAAAGACGTAGACAACGGGGAAGTCGTCAAAACACCTTCGATAAAAAGGCTTCCAAGCCTTAACCCCAGGGATGCCAACGGCGGGAAGTCCAGCGGAGAGAAGTGAGATCGTATCAATCTCACCTTCGGTGACACAGAAAAACTCAGTTTGTGTGAAAAAAGACTCAACGTGATACAGATTCGTTTCGAATCCGGAGAGATTGAGGTACTTTGGCGCTGACGTTTCTCCGATTGCGCGGAACTTAAGATTAACGACACCAGCTCTGGTGACATACGGGATACTCAGCCTTCCCTTAAACTGCTCTTGACCGGGAAGTGGGTCGTCCACGTAGCCCAACATTTCCTCGTTGGCCAGGTCCACCGGGATTCCACGTTCGTCCAGGTAGTCTATTGCCTTCCACAGGGTCTGATTGTACGCCCTCGCCGAAGTCTCTAGCAAGTTCCTCTGCTCGTTGCTTAGCAGCACGATACTCCATTCCCTCCTGCTGCATGATAAGCTTGATGGCGTCACCCTTCACGCCACAGGCGTGACACACGAACACGTCTCTCGGGCTGACATTTATGCCGACACTCGCACTGGTGTGCTCGTCATCGTGGAAGGGGCACCTCACCGGGTGCCAACCAGGCCGGTCTGGAGTTGATACACCATAGTGGGATAGAATAGATCTAATCATGTCCGACCCAATCCCCTAGTCGTCGGATGATCAGGGCGTCATCCCAAGACTGACCCTTGACCTTCACCACCAACAGACCAGGAGGGGCCACCCTGAGCCCTCTGTGGGCTCTGTAAGCCTCTCGCTGTGCCTTCAGGTCCTTCCACCAGCCCTTGACCTTAGAGACCGGCAGAGGCCGGTCTTCGCCCTTCGTGGTACGAGCGGCGAAAGTCTTCAACTGGACCACGATCGGGGAGCTGTAAGTCAACTGGACTATGAGATCTCCCTCGTCCTCCGTACCTGCCAGGTGCAGGCGCTCAGAGATGAGACCGTGGTCCCGGAAGTATTGGAGTAGTTCCGCTTCGGCGTTGAAGCCGAATCGCTTGTTGTTCACCGCAGTGTTCAATTGAAATCAATCCTTCGGCCAACGTGGTAAAGCTCTTCGGCCAGGTAGACATCAGCCGGGGTCGGGTAGAAGTCCTCACCCGTCCAAGAAGCTGTACGAATACGCTCGTAGAGCGCGAACAGGCCCTTCGCCTGGTCTTCAGTCAACTCAAGCTGAATCTTGTCCACAGTAGCGTCAGACAGAATAACCTTAGCCTTCATCACATGTCCTCAAACCTGCACTGGTCGGGGTAAGCCTTAAGGGTGAGATATTCCCGCCCGGACGGATCCTGCCGTCCGTGGCGGTTCTTCACAGCACACACGCACAGGTTCTTCGTCCACGGGTCCGGAGCGACATTCAGGATCAGCGACGGCAGTTGTGAGACCTTCTGAAGGATGGCCGAGCGGGGAGGCACCGGATTTCCCGGCACCCCCTCGCTGGCGTGGTGCACCAGGATCACACAAGCGGAATAGTCGCGGGCAATTCCGGCCAGGTAGTCCACAATGCGCATGGCCGTGCTGTGCTCGCTGTCCTCCATGTAGTTCATCTTCATGAGGACGTCCACGACCACCAAGACCGGAGGGAGCCCAAAGACCTCGTTGAAAGCGTCGAGCTCTTCCTCAACCTCTGGTAGGGTGGGATTGGGATTGAAATTCCACTTGATGTGATCTGTATCCGTGAGGGCAGAACTCGCCCATTTCGAATCCAGGTGCATCCGCTCTTCAATCCGTTCTGTGGACAGCTGCATTCGGCGGGCGATCAAACGGCTCGCCACGGTGGTCTCATCACTGTCGTTGGAGATGTACAGTGTGGGAACCTTCCAGCTATCCGCCAGAGCGAGGGCGAGCTGGGTCTTGTAGGACCCAGGCACGCCCGCGATCATGCACAGACTGCCACGACGGAACTTGATGCCACCCGCTGTGAAGCTGGTGAACACCTCAGGAAGGGCCTCACCACGGTTTCCTTCCTGGCGTAACGTCTTGGCAAGCGACAGCACTTACAGCTCCTTATCCGCCCTCTGGGCGAGGTAGAGGAGAGACTCCTCGACGTCCTGCTTGTGCGGCCGGAGGCTCACAGAGATCAGAATGGTGTCAGCCACGATCTGCTTCCAGTCGTACTCCCCTATCTCCAGGAACTCCCCCCAACCGATCGCGTTCTGCTCCAGCGCAACTCGAATGCCCTCAGCGGCCAGATGATGGGCGACCACGTTCTTAGCAAACGCCTCGTTCATCTCGTACACTAGTTCCTCTTCTCGAAAGAGGCCTTGCACTGGTCAGCCGCGCCCTGGGGCTGCGGGCAGAACCACGCAACCCAGTTGGCCTTAGCCACACGAGAGCGGTTGCCGTGGACACAGGTGGTGTCGGCACCGTTGGACTTGGCGGGAACCGCGTCACGCGGGCCAGTAGCAGCCGCAGGAGCCGGACGAGCGGCTGCCTCAGGGTAAACCAGCCCCAGGTCCGTCAGAGCGCCCTGGAGGACTTCCAGGCGAGCCGCCGGGTCGGCGTACTCAAGGTCATCCGTGTTGAACGTGACCTCCGCGTAGCTGTACTGCTCCTTGCCAGGCAGACGGTAAACGATGTTAGCCATTAGTCAATCTCCTCGTAGTAAATCTCAACAATTCCGTAGCTGTTGATGACTTCCTCTGCCTCTCGGTAGAGGTATTCCTCTCGATCGTCCGAGGACAGACCTTCCAGGTCTTCATCGTCCACTTCAAACTCAATCCGCTGGGTGGCGGTGGCGAAGCCAATACCGATACAGGCGTTGAACTTAGCCACCGTTAACCTCCCTCAGGTAGGTCTCTCGTGCCGCCAGGTACTCCGAGAAGGTCATCATAGACCCTTCATCACGCTTGAACGCGTTCCACTCATCCCGCCTGGCGCGAAGCCACACACGAAAGAGTTCTTCATGAAACTTAACTGCCACCGAGCACCTTCTCTATCAGGTAGAGGTGGGCGTCCGCCCCACCGAAGGCCTCACAGCCCTGGTTGACAGGGCAGTAGTTGCACAGGTTGGTCTTGTGGGGCAGAAACACCTTGTTCTGTACTGCTGTCTTCAACTGTACACCAAGACGACCCATGTAGTCAAGAGTGTAGGTGGACAAATTATAGATCTCGCTGAGCTTGTTCAGCCGAGGGTTGAAGTAGGCACCGAAGTTCGGCCGCGCGCCATACTGCTCGTGGATGCCCACCGCGTAGGTACCGAGCTGGTCCTCATTCTCCGGCATCCGACTGCCGGTCTTCAGGTCTACCACCACTAGTGCCCCGCTTCCGGGGTACACAAACACGCGGTCTACAGAGCCCTTCATCGTCCATCCCCCGATCGGGATGTCGATCGGGAGCTCGACAGCGACAGTCTGCGTGCCGTTCTCCAGGTAGGGGTCCCACAGCTCCCAACCAGAACTACGCCGCCAATCGATGTAGTTCTGGACGAACTGGGGGCCAAGGTCCATCCACGCGAGGTA